AAATATTATACTCATCCTTCCTGAGAGCAGCTTCAAGATGATCAATTAATAAATATTGATCATCTTGATAGTTAATTGCAGGGTCAAACTGGTAGTCAGACTGAAGCTTCGATAAAAATATTTTTGGTTTTTTCCTTTTTAAATGACTATTTTTTATTGGCTTCTTTTTAATGTTGCAATGCTATGTTTTTCTACTATTTTTGAATGTGGCATCTTTGATGTTTTTATACAACAAAGATGAGGGCTTACAGGTTTTTTTTGTGTTATAAAAATTATCTTATTCTATAAATAAAACCTAAAATCAGTCTGAAGAGTTAAATGAGAATGGATAACCCGGTGAATATTATATTTGTAAATAATTTGAGTTTGTTTTCATAAGTTACTCGATCTTAAGCTGCATAAAGGGTTTTTAGTTACCGCATCTTCAAGGTGATCGGGCGAAAAGTGCGCGTAAATCATCGTCATTTTTATATCGGCATGGCCCAGAATATCGCGCAGCACCAGTATGTTTCCGCCATTCATCATAAAATGGCTGGCGAATGTATGACGTAGCACGTGAGTGCATTGGCCCTCTGGCAGCTCGATGCCAGCTCGCTTTACTGCTCGTTCAAAGGCTTTTCTGCACGGGGTGAATAGCTTCCCTCTGTTCTTAGGGAGTTCGTTATACAGATCTTGAGATATCGGCACGGTACGGTTTTTCTTGCCCTTCGTCTTGGTATAAGTGATGCGGTATTTAGATAACTGATGGCCCTGCAGGTTTTCGGCTTCACTCCAGCGTGCGCCGGTGGCTAGGCATATTTTTGCAATCAAAAGCAGGCTGGGGCTTTGAGAATCAGCGCAGGCATCTAACAGACGTTTAATTTCTTCCGGGGTAAGGAACGCCAGTTCCCCCTCAGCGATTTTAAATGTTGGCAGCCCGGCGAGAGGATTTGGCGCTGACCAGTGGCCTAGCTTTTTCAGTGTGCCAAAAACTGATGATAGGTTGCGTTGTTCAAGGTTTACAGTACGGGGCTTAACTGGCGACATAAGCACACCATTTTCATTTTTTACTTCACCTTTTAGCCGAGCTTCCCGGTATTTTGTAAAATCGCCAGCAGTTAACTCTGAGGCTATGGGGTCGCCAAGGCCATTACAAATAATGTTAAGTTTCGCCATCAGGCGTTTGGGGTCAGCAAGTGTCTGTCCGTAGAGTGAATGCCACTGCTCAATCACTTCTGATAATCGCCGCCGATCTTCCTTCTCTCCAAGCCATGGCTTTTTGTTTACTTCATCCATGGTGAAGTTTTCGAATGCTATGGCCTCGCCTTTCGTCGCAAATTGCTTACGCACGCGTTTGCCGTCGCGCCCGTTAGGGTAACACTCACACAACCATTTTCCATTCGGCTGTTTTCTGATGGTCATAAGTTAGAGGCTCTTGATTACTTTGACTGCACGTCCTACGACTTCCACATCATCTACAGAACATTCAAATGAAGTGTCATCTTGGTGAACTACTATTTTGTTTCCAGGTATACGCGCAATTTTGACGATGTTTTTCATACCGTCGATGTCTATGAGCCAAATTCCGTTACTAAGCTGTTTTGCTGATGTGTCAACGATGTAATTGCCGTCGTTAGCTTTGACGTACAAACAATATTCGGCTTTTCCGGGTATCAAACTCTGATCAAGGAAAACATCTTCCAGCTCTTCGAGCGTTCCGTTCTCAATGGTTGCCTGCTGTACTGATGGGATAACAATCTTTGAAAGGGGGCGAACTGTAGGTGAACTCTCGTTTTTGAACTTATTTTTTTCTTCTGTTTGGGGATACATTTCCCCTTGGCCCGTTGTTAGCCAAAGCAGAGAAATACCTGTTTCAAGGGCACATTGAATAACCCAGTCCGCGGGGAAACTATCACGTAACATCCTGTTTGCCATGGTACTTTTTGATGCTTCGAGATGTTCAACTAACGCTATTTGAGTGTTGAAACCATAGGCAGTCATTAGCCTTTTGATGGTCTCTCTTCCTCCCGTATTTAAACCTGTATTGATCTTCAAGATGAACTCTCCATTTGACAATCCAATAATGGGATCGTATTTTTGGGTTCAACTTCTAATGTGAGAGTTTAGAAGTTGGGGTTAAACATCATAAAAAGCACTAAAACTAAGAGATACTGCACTATGAGCACTGATATTTCAATTCGTGTACCAAAAGAGATGGCTACGCCTGCAGAGTTCGCTGAATGGGAAGGTATCTCCCGTGGCTCTGTTTACCAGAAAATTCACCATGGTCAGCTTGCCAAGTACATGGTCAAAAAAGAAAAAAACAAAGGTCGCGTAAGCCTTCGTTATCTGATGTACAAAACCGACCAGGTTCGTGAATCCCTCGGTCATTCCAACTTCCGCGTCATTGTTGGTCGGTAAGTTCAATTATGAGAACTTTTTGAGAGGGGCACATGTTTGATTATAAGATTTCCAAACATCCACACTTTGACGAAGCCTGCCGGGCTTTCGCGCTGCGTCATAACATGGCGAAGCTGGCAGAGCGTGCAGGAATGAACGTCCAGACTCTGCGCAACAAACTGAACCCGGACCAACCACATCAACTCACTCCGCCGGAGATCTGGCTGCTGACTGATATCACAGAGGACTCAACGCTGGTTGATGGGTTTCTGGCTCAAATCCATTGCCTGCCCTGTGTGCCACTGAATGAAGTGGCAAAAGAGAACCTGCCGCATTACGTCATGAGTGCAACTGCGGAGATTGGGCGAGTAGCTGCAGGCGCAGTTTCCGGTGATGTAAAAACCAGTGCGGGCCGCCGCGATGTTATCAACAGCATCAACTCTGTCACGCGCCTGATGGCGCTCACCGCAGTTTCATTACATGCGCGTTTGCAGGCGAATCCGGCGATGGTAAGCGCGGTAGATACCGTGACGGGCCTAGGCGCTTCGTTCGGTCTGATCTGAGGTGGCTATGCTGACTAAAGAACCATCTTTTGCATCACTGCTCGTTAAGCAAAGTCCTGCAATGCACTGCGGTCATGGCTGGATTATGGGGAAGGATGGCAAGCGCTGGCACCCGTGCCGCTCTCAGGATGCGCTGCTGGCTGAGCTGTCCACTAAAAAGCAGGGGAAACCATGGCTATTGAAGGCGATGCTGCGACTGTGCCGCTAAGCGCTGGCCTCCGCCTTAATGGGTTAAACCACATCGCGGAATTAAGGGCGAAAGTGTTTGGCTTAAATATTGATTTAGAACTGGAGCGCTTTATTAGCGATATGCGGGACCAACGGGATATTAACCATGAGCAGAATAAACGCGCACTAGCCGCAATATTCTTTATGGCAAAGATTCAGGCGGAACGTCATAGCGTCAATGTTAGTGAGCTGACGACTGACGAAAAGCGGGAGCTGATTAAAGCAATGAACCATTTCCGTACAGTGGTGAGTTTATTTCCAAATCGGCTAGCCATGCCGAATTAATTCACAACCGAAATTAAAGGCGTAAACCCGCCGGGCATCTTATTGCCCAAATTCAGGAGAAACAACAATGCGAAATATTGAAACCCGAATCACCAAAACAGGACCAGATGATGCTGGCCTTAACCAGATGCTGACTGATGCGCGCATGGAAGAACGCCGTGCACGTGCTGCGGCAATCGCAGCCCGTCTTGATAGCCTGGCTTGCCATATCACGTCACGCCAGCTTAATCACGTTGAAGCGGCGGAGTTGCTGCGTATTGCGGCTGAAAACATTCAGAACGAAGCGCAGGAGATCCACTGATGGCTGATTCAATGGACCTTGTACAGCAGCGCGTTGAAGAAGAACGTCAGCGCCACATCCACACCGCCCGCAACAGAACGCCGGGCGTTTCCCGTGTGCTTTGCATTGATTGTGATGCACCGATCCCGCCAGCTCGCCGCCGCGCCATTCCGGGCGTGCAGTGCTGTATCACTTGTCAGGAAATTGCAGAGCTGAAAGGCAAACATTACATAGGGGGGCTGTATGAGCACCATCCTGAAATGGGCGGGTAATAAAACCGCCATAATGCCAGAACTGAAAAAACACCTTCCAGCAGGCCCGCGACTGGTTGAACCTTTCGCGGGTTCGTGCGCTGTGATGATGGCGACAGACTATCCTCATTATCTTGTCGCGGATATTAATCCAGACCTGATTAATCTCTATCAGGTGATTAAGAATGATGTTGAATACTTCATCAAAGAGGGCCGATACCTTTTTGAAGCCCGTAATGACCCAGAGGCATATTATAAGACGAGACAGGAGTTTAACTTGCGCCATGGTGGTGCAATTGAACGCGCATTGTATTTCTTATATTTAAATCGCCATGGTTATCGCGGACTGTGTCGCTATAACTTGGACGGTTATTTTAATGTTCCTTACGGTAATTATAAAAAGCCGTACTTCCCTGAAAACGAAATACGCACATTTGTAGAAAAAGCAAAACGCGCAACGTTTATCTGCGCCAGCTATGACGAGACACTGGCACTGCTGCAGACGGGGGATGTGGTTTATTGCGATCCACCATATGACGGCACGTTTAACGGATATCACACTGCCGGTTTTTCAGAGGACGACCAGTATCATCTGGCGTCTATTCTTGAGCGCCGGTCATCAGAAGGTCATCCGGTTATCGTGTCCAACAGCGACACGTCCCTGACCCGTTCGATTTATCGTAACTTTACCCGCCATCGTATCACTGCAAAGCGCAGCATGGGCGTGACTGCCGGTGATAGTAAAACTGCAGTAGAAATCATCGCCACAAAATCAGCATGCTGGTTTGGTGTTGATTTGGCGTCTGGTCCTGATATCTCGGTGGAAACTGAGGTGCGGGCGTGGCAGTGAATAAATTCACATTACATTATGCACAAACCACTGGCGGCTCGAATGAGGCCGCCGTGGCCTTTCCATGGAATGCCCGAAAAAAAGCGGTTAACCCGTATCTGGACTCGGCGGAAGTTGCGCCGGAGTCTGCGCTTTCAAACCTGATCGCTCTTTACGCTGCGGATAACGAGCAGGAGCAGCTGCGCCGTGAGGCGCTGAGCGATGAGGTTTGGGAACGCTATTTCTTCAATGAATCCCGTGATCCTGTCCTGTGTGAAATGGAGCAGGACCAGCTAATTAGTCGTGCCAAAATGGCGCGCGAGCAGCAGCGTTTTAATCCCGATCTGGTCATTCTGGCTGACGTTAACGCCATGCCGTCCCATATCAGCAAGCCTCTGCTGGAGCGGATTAAATATTTCCATAGTCTGGGCAGGGCAAAGGCTTATTCCCGCTACCTGCGCGAAACAATCAGGCCGTGTCTTGAGCGGCTGGAGCGCGTGCGTGACAGTCAGGTGTCTGCGTCTTTCCGGTTCATGGCGAGCCATGACGGGCTGGAGGGGCTGCTGGTACTGCCTGAAATGAATCAGGATCAGGTCAAGCGCCTTTCCACGCTGGTTGCGGCACATATGAGCATGTGTCTTGATGCGGCCTGCGGTGATCTGTTTGTCAGTGACGATGTTAAACCAGAAGAAATCCGCCAGGCATGGGAAAGGGTTGCTGCAGAAGCCATGCGCCTTGAGGTCATCCCGCCAGCGTTTGAACAGTTACGCCGCAAAAAGCGCCGCCGCAAGCCGGTGCCTTATGAACTGATCCCGCCATCGCTGGCGCGTATGCTGTGCGCGGACTGGTGGTATCGCAAACTGTGGCAGATGCGCTGCGAGTGGCGGGAGGAACAGCTGCGCGCCGTCTGCCTGGTTAACAAGAAAGCGTCCCCGTATGTCAGTTATGAAGCCGTGATCCACAAACGCGAGCAGCGCCGCAAATCGCTGGAGTTCTTCCGCTCGCATGAGCTGGTCAACGAGGACGGCGACACGCTGGACATGGAAGACGTGGTGAACGCCAGCAACAGCAACCCGGCACACCGCCGTAATGAAATGATGGCCTGTGTTAAAGGGCTGGAGCTGATCGCGGAAATGCGCGGAGACTGCGCGGTGTTCTATACCATCACCTGCCCGTCACGCTTCCACGCAACCCTCAACAATGGCAGGCCAAATCCGAAGTGGACCAGCGCCACGGTCCGCCAGAGCAGTGATTATCTGGTTGATACATTCGCCGCTTTCCGCAAGGCCATGCACAAGGCCGGGCTGCGCTGGTACGGCGTCCGCGTTGCAGAGCCGCACCATGACGGCACCGTGCACTGGCATCTTCTGTGCTTTATGCGCAAAAAAGACCGTCGCTCCATCACCGCGCTACTGCGTAAGTTTGCCATCCGTGAAGACCGCGAGGAGCTGGGCACCAATACTGGGCCGCGCTTCAAGTCTGAGCTAATCAACCCGCGCAAGGGCACGCCGACCAGCTACATCGCCAAATACATCAGTAAGAACATCGACGGGCGCGGGCTGGCTAAAGAAATCAGCAAAGAAACCGGCAGATCACTGCGTGACAGCGCCGAGCATGTCAGCGCCTGGGCGTCACTGCACCGTGTTCAGCAATTTCGTTTCTTTGGTATTCCGGGGCGTCAGGCATACCGCGAGCTGCGCTTGCTGGCTGGTCAGGCGGCGAGAGTGCAGGGCGAACGCAAAGCCGGTGCGCCAGTACTGGATAACCCGCGTCTGGATGCGGTACTGGCAGCTGCAGATGCGGGTTGCTTTGCCACTTACATCATGAAGCAGGGCGGTGTACTTGTTCCCCGCAAATATCACCTTGTACGCACGGCTTATGAGCTTAACGACGAACCGAGCGCCTACGGTGATCACGGTATCCGTATCTATGGCATCTGGTCCCCGATTGTAGAGGGCAAGATTTGCACGCACGCGATGAAGTGGAAAAAGGTTCGTAAGGCCGTTGACGTTCAGGAGGCGGCAGCCGACCAGGGCGCTTGCGCCCCTTGGACTCGTGGCAATAACTGTCCCCCTGTTGAAAATCTGAACAAATCAGGGGGTGATTTACCCGATATTAAAACCATGGATGAGAAGGAGCTGCAGGAATATCTCCACAACATGGGCCAGAAGGAACGGCGGGAGCTGACAGCCAGGTTGAGGCTGGTAAAACCGAAGCGGAAAACAGCATACATACAGAGTATTTCGGAGCAGCAGCGCCTGCAGCTTGAGGCAGAACTGACTGCCAGAGGGTTTGAAGGTAGTACATCTGAGATTGATTTGCTTCTGCGTGGCGGCAGCATTCCATCCGGAGCCGGGCTACGCCTTTTCTACCGGGATCAGCGCCTGCAGGAGGATGACAAATGGCGGCAGTGGTACTAAGCCGCCTCAAATTGAAGGTTATAAACCAGCTAGACTCTTGCCGCGAATGCGGGCAACTTCATACTTAAGTTCGACCGCTTTGGCCTCGCAAAGCCTTAAAGATTTAAGCCATTGTTCTGTTGTGGGCTTACCAAATATGTCTTCCATTACTACAACCAAGTAAAGGCAGCGGCCAGTGCCTAGTTCGCCTGCAACCAGACAGGCTGCGTTAGTTCCTGCCATAAGTTCAATACATGCTTTACGCATCGATTTATTCCTCATTCCGTTGTCTCTTGTAAAGCATCGCATTTGAGCCATCTGTTTGAAACATAGAAAAAACAATTTACATTTGATGGGTAATTATATACTGTGTTTATATACAGTTGTTTTGATTGGAGGGGAAAATGCAGGACTATTTTTTGGAGTCGTTGAAGCTCCAGCGCATTGATTTTTTTGTGAAGCTTGTAGCGGCTAGTGAGTGCGATGATGAAGAGAAGCGGCTTGCTATCCAATGGGTTTCGGAGCTGACCGATGAGTTGATGGCGAAAATCCGTACTCATGAGTACAGCCGTTCAATGGATCTCCCCAGTTAGGCATAGGAACGTTGCTGGCGTTAGGACTTGATTCTGACGCCAGCAAGGTTGAACAACTAGTTTAGTGGGGCGTTAGTCATGGGGTAAAATACAGTAACCATTATTTTCACTTCCGCTCCGATTTAACCGAACGTTAGTTTTGCTACGTATGATGGGCTGCAAATTACCTTTTGGGATTTGTGATAGATACGAAAATCCTATTAGATGCTTGTTAGACTGGAAGCGCCACTTCGAACGAAAAGTAATGGCCACTTATGCCGGTTTAACAGCCTTAACCTTGTATAGTTATTTGAATATTTTCTTCATTAACACCAAAGTATAGGGCTAGCCCTGCTTTTGCCTCCTGAAGTGTTAACGGCTTAACTACATTTTCTTCTTCTTCTTCGTACTCATCACCAGCTTGCTCGACAATCAAATTAGTCGGGGTTAATTTTGGAAGAGCTTTAAATTCCAACTTGTCAGCCTCAATGCCAATGTCTTTGAGGTTGCGATAAGAAACGGGATTTCGATTGCCATCCCATTGTCCTGGGATGTCAATTTCAGCATAAGAATTGATGTTTATGATCCAGCGTTTAGGGTTTTCTGGAGCCCTGCTTACTCCCGAGATTCGACCGATCATAAAAGCATGATGATGTTTTGCTTCTTGTGATCCCCAGTCCTTTCTCGAATTTTGCACACAAACTAAATATTCGTGCTTAGCTGCATGGCTGGCGTCAAGTCTCCATGCTTGGCTTCCCCCCGTGTTCAAAATCTCTGTTATGCCACGAGCAGTAAGTACAGTAATACAGTTGGTAGTAGCCATTGAATTGTGACTCCGTCTTTTTTAGAGAAATACTATTGATGAATGTAGTTTACGTATTTCTTTATGGAGTAGTCAAGTGAGTATTTTGCGCGTTATTGGCTGTTTGTGTGATTTTTGTGAGTTAGTACTTTATGTAGTACTTCTTGGTTTATGAGGCTTGAATCTAAGTTATGACAAAGGGAGGCAGGGGTAACGTACAGCGCAAGGTGTACAGGAGGCTATAAGGACTCACTTGACGTAAGAAAAGATCGATAAAGCAACTATGCATGTCTATGCCGCATGAATTTGCATGATCGTTTGAGGATCGTTTTAGCTGAGGCCCGCCAGGAATGGCGGGCTTTCGTTTATGTCATGCAGGTGCATGAAAACCACTACATAAAGCGGGCAGGCGTGGCGGGGATACGAGCGCGCGCTGATGGTTGTAAAGCAGAAGCGTTGATATCAAAATGTAATACGTCAAGGGCCTCGATTCGGCTCGGTTTATAGGGAATTAGTGGGGGATTGGGTCATGGCAACGTACGTAGACGACTGTCCGAGATGTGGTACACAAAAAATTGCTTTTGATGTACGTGGTGCAAACTGTTGTGGGACTTATCGGTCTTTTGATATGCAGGATATTCCTGTGTATGAAGTTTATTGTGTGTGCAGAGAATGCCATAAAACGACGCTTTTTCTTTGCGAAAATAAACAAAAAGGACAAGCATTGGATTCTTTTGATTGGAGGATGGCAATATTTGGGCTGAAGGATGTAGCCAGAGTAAAGCGTTGTATTTCTCCTGCAGATCTTATGGTTGGTGAACCGCCTGAATTTTTGCCTGCACATATAAATACTGCATATGAAGAAGGGGCAAAATCTTTGGCGATTGGCTGCTACAACGCAGCGGCCACTATGTTTAGGCTTTGTCTTGATTACGCAACAAAAGGGCTTATTCCAAATGGTGATGACGCGCCTGCGGCAAAAATAAAAAGAAGCCTTGGGCTAAGAATGGAATGGTTGTTTGAAAATAGTATTTTGCCTGAGTCCTTGAGAGAGTTGGCTGAATGTGTCAAAGATGATGGGAATGATGGTGCTCACGAAGGTATATTAGATAAGGATGCCGCTGAAGATTTAGAGGATTTCACCTACATTTTTCTTGAGCGTTTATACACTGAGCCTCAGCGCCTTGTTGAGGCTAGAGCAAGGCGTGAGGCAAGAAAAAAGAAGGGAAACTAAGTTTAATCTACGTTTAGGCTGTATGGAGAGAATAAAATTACTTCTTCATCCAGCCATTCATTCAATTCCTGCAGTCGCTTCTGTAGTGGTATCAGCTCGTTGCGGACAAAGACGCGGCTGGCCTTTTCCACATCCCCAAACCCCCCAACATTGCTCGGCATAATTCCCATCATCTGCGGCGGCACGCGGTGCGCTGCCATCATGTCATCCCGGCTCACGTTCTTGATGTTCAGAAACTCATCTTTTGCTGCGACTTCTGACAACGGGATGATTTGGATGCCGTCCTTCTTTCCGTTGGGGGAGTACATAAACAGGTTGCGGAAGTTGCCCGGCCCTTTGGCGCTTTTCATCGCTTGCCGGATGTTGTTCACGTCGTCCTGGTTCTGCGCGGCGTCGGTCATATACATGATGAACCCTGCATGACTGCCGTTGATGTAGTACTTCCGGCGGAACAGCGTGGCGGACTCGTTCAGCAGGGCCGAAGGTATGGCAGACAGGTATTCCGGCAGGCCGTAAATCTCCTGATTTAAATCCGGCTCCATCAGGTGAAAAATGCTACCTTTGGTGAACTCATACGGTTGTGTTGTCATGCCATACTGCACAAACCAGTAGGTATCGAGATCCAGACCACGGCGGGTATATTTCGCCAGTGATGGCTCCAGCGACAGAATGCCACCGAGCCGGTTCGTTCGTTTCTCAAGATAGGCGTTGCCAAACACCAGATAATCCTGCACAAAGCGGCTGAAAGCCTGCTGACTTAGCAGCGGATGCGGGATAAACGTACTGGTCAGAATGTTGCGCTTCACCGCAATCGGGGAGCTGTGATGCACGGCAGCGCGGAAGGTACGCGCCAGTCCGTCAAAGCTGACGGGCGGCTCATACCAGCGGTCCATCTGTACGCATTCCACATAGTCCAGCAGCTCTCGGCGGTCCAGCACAGGGATCGGATCGCCAAAGCTGAAAGCCTCGGCAGTTACGCCTGTGTTTTTAGGCACCGTATCTTCTGTTGGTGTTGTGCTGGTTAAAGCTTCGACTTCACTCATTAAAAAATCTCCACAATATTGCTGGTATTGGCGGACTCGCCCTGCAGCGGTTCGTTAAACAGTGCGTGCATCGTTGCCCAGGCCAAATCTGCGTGGCTGGCTTCTTCGCTGCGGCTCGCTTCATAGGTAGGTCGGTTGCCGCTGGCGGTGGTAGCGCGGCGGATTGCCATAAAGGACTGCGCAATGTCGGTGTGCCCTGCGTCAAACTCCAGACGACGGTGGCTGATAATGTCGTACGCCTTGAGCACCAGGGCATTTTTGACGTTGGGGTTGTAGACAAACTCGCGCACGGCAGGAAAGAACGCTTTTACGTTCTCATAAACACCGTGCCCGACGCCGGTCGAGTCGATGCCGATATAGGTCACGTTGTACTGCTGCGTCAGTTTTTTGATAGCGTCAGCCTGGGCGCGGAAGTCCATCCCGCGCCACTGGTGTCGCTCCAGAATGCGGAACTTGCCGCCCGGCACGGTTGGCGGTGCCACCACCACGCACCCGGCGCTGTCACCGTTCTGCGTGCCTTTCGCCGGGTCGTATCCGATCCAGACTTCGCGCCAGCCAAACGGGCGCAGCGCCAGAGCCTGAAAATCGGTCCAGACTTCCCAGTTGTCCACCATGCACGCCTGCAGTTCGCTGAGCGGGAATACTGACGCCAGATCGTCAATAAATTCGCACATCAGCAGGTTCTGGTATTCGTCCGGGCTGTACTCCATGCGCAGCTGGTCGAGGTCGAACAGGTTACAGCCGCCGCGCACCGCATCCTCCACGGTGACGATCTGGCGGTACTGTCCGTCAGGGCAGAGCAGGCCGCGCGCAAGGTTGCTGTGGGTCAGGTCAATATCCACCTTGTCCGCTTTGGCACGGCCCCGGTTAAACAACGCGCCGGACCAGAACGGATAGGCACTGTGGGTCAGGCTGGACGGCGTGGAGAAGTAGGTTTGTCGCCATTTCTTGTGAATGGCCATACCGGAGGCAACCTTGCGCAGCTCCTGGAATTTCGGTATCCAGAAATATTCATCAAGGTACAGATTGCCGTGGTAGCTCTGCGCCGTGCGGGCGTTGGTGCCGAGGAAGTACAGGCACGCGCCGTTGCTGAGCGTCATCGGGTCGCCTTTCAGCTCAACATCCACCTCTTTTGCAAAGTCGATGATGTACTGCTTAAAGACGTGCGCCTGCGCCTTACTGGCTGAGAGGAAGATCTGGTTGCGCCCGGTGGTGATGGCATCAATCAGCGCTTCGCGGGCAAAAAAGTATGTTGCCCCAATCTGACGTGATTTAAGCAGGTTGCGAATGCGGTGTTTTACGCCTGCCTGCCACCAGTGGCGCTGATATTCAAACATGCCGTTGCGGAAGATTTCTTCCAGCTTTTCGGTCTGTTCATCGGTGAAAACATTCTTTTCGGGCTGGCGGCGCGGCCCTTTGTTACGGTTGGCAACTTTCGGGTTTAAGTCTGCTTCGTTGCCGCCATCGTTAAATTTACCGATCCGGGCGTGGCGCTCTGACTGGCGCGCCAGCAGGTCAATTTCCTTGAAGTCTTTCCCTTCTTTCTGCTCCTTCATAATGAGCTGGCAGTAACGTGCGGCGGTGGTGAGCTGCATCTGATCCAGCGGCCCATAGTCGCCCCACTTGTCGCGCTTCTTCCAGCTGTGAACGGTTGCAACTTTCTCGCCCAGCATTTCAGCAATGCGGGCTACGCGGTATCCCTGAAAGTACAGCAGCATGGCCTGCCGACGGGGATCGAGGTCTGCGGGGGTCAGTGTCGTGTTCATGGCCCAAACATACGGCCTTGGATGGAGGCTTTCCCCGGCTGCGGTTTGTGTGGTTTACCGTACAAATACAGCGCGTTGTCTCTCTCCCCCCATCACCGCAAACATAAGGCTCCAGTAAGTTATTTCTAACGGAGCACGGCTCATGACAGTGAAAGCAAAGCGTTTCCGTATCGGGGTGGAAGGTGCCACCACTGACGGGCGCGAGATCCAGCGTGAATGGCTGGTACAGATGGCTGCCAGCTACAACCCGACGGTCTATACCGCGCTGATTAACCTTGAGCACATCAAGTCTTATCTGCCGGACAGCACCTTTAACCGCTACGGCAGGGTGACGGGGCTGGTTGCAGAAGAAATCAAGGACGGCCCGCTGGCGGGCAAGATGGCGCTTTATGCCGATATCGAACCCACGGACGCCCTGGTGGAACTGGTGAAGAAAGGCCAGAAGCTTTTCACCTCCATGGAGGTCAGCACGAAGTTTGCCGACACCGGCAAAGCCTATCTTGTGGGGCTGGGTGCGACGGACGATCCTGCGAGCCTGGGCACCGAAATGCTGGCTTTCAGCGCCAGCGCAGCACATAACCCGCTGGCAAACCGTAAGCTGAACCCTGAAAACCTGTTTTCGGAAGCGGTTGAAACGCTGATTGAACTGGAAGAAGCCCAGGACGAAAAACCGTCCCTCTTTGCCCGCGTCACCGCGCTGTTCACCAAAAAAGAGCAGACCGACGATGCGCGATTCTCTGATGTGCATAAAGCCGTGGAGCTGGTCGCTACTGAGCAGCAGATCCTGAGCGAGCGCACTGACAAATCCCTGTCCGATCAGGACCAGCGCCTTTCTGAGCTGGAGTCCTCCCTGCAGGAGCAGCAGACCGCCTTTGCCGAGTTACAGCAGCAGCTGAGCCGTGAAGACAGCCGCAAAGATTACCGCCAGCGCGCGCCGGGCGGTGACGCACCGGCAGGCACCCTGACCAATTGCTGATGGAGCATAAAACCCGATGAAAAAGAAAACCCGCTTTGCCTTTAACGCTTACCTGCAGCAACTGGCGCGCCTGAACGGTGTGGAAGTTGAAGAACTGTCCAGCAAGTTTACCGTGGAGCCGTCCGTGCAGCAGACGCTGGAAGACCAGATCCAGCAGTCCGCCGCTTTCCTGACGCTGATTAACATCACGCCGGTCACTGAGCAGTCCGGTCAGTTGCTGGGGCTGGGCGTTGGCAGCACCATTGCCGGAACCACCGATACCACCACCAAAGAGCGCGAGCCTACCGATCCGACGCTGATGGAAGACGTGGAATACAAATGCGAGCAGACCAACTTTGATACGGTGCTGACCTACGCAAAACTGGACATGTGGGCGAAATTCCAGGACTTCCAGGTGCGTATTCGCAACGCCATCGTCAAGCGTCAGGCGCTGGACCGCATCATGATCGGCTTTAACGGCGTGAAGCGCGCCAAAACCTCCAACCGTGCTGAAAACCCGCTGCTGCAGGACGTCAATAAAGGCTGGCTGCAGAAAATCCGCGAAGACGCGCCGGATCACGTCATGGGCAGCAAAACCGCAGAAGACGGCACCACTACTGCAGAACCAGTAAAAGTAGGTCCGGGTGGTAAGTATGTAAATCTTGACGCGGTGGTGATGGATACCGTCAACGAGCTGATCGATGTGGAGTATCAGGATGATGACGAGCTGGTTGTTGTCTGCGGACGTGAACTGCTGTCTGACAAGTATTTCCCGCTGGTCAACAAAGAGCAGGACAACAGCGAGAAAATCGCCGCCGATCTGATCATCAGCCAGAAACGCATGGGCGGCCTGCAGGCTGTGCGCGCGCCTTTCTTCCCGGCAAATGCCCTGCTGATCACCCGTCTGGATAACCTGTCCATCTACTGGCAGGAAGATACCCGCCGCCGTTCAGTTATCGACAACCCGAAACGCGACCGGATTGAAAACTTTGAATCCGTCAACGAGGCGTATGTGGTCGAGGACTACCGTTGCGCGGCACTGGTGGAAAACATCGAAATCGGTGATTTCAGCGCGCCTGCCGCACCGGAAAGTGGGGAATAACGCATGAGCCTGAGTCCCGCACGGCAGCACCGCCTGCGCATTCAGGCTGAACAGGCCGCCCGTGAGGGCGGCAGTGTTCGCCATGCGTCGGGCTATGACCTGATGCTGTTGCAGCTGGCAGAAGACCGCCGCCGCCTCAAGGGCGTCCAGTCCACGGTGAAAAAGGCGGAAATCAAGGTGGAACTGCTGCCGAAATATTCCTCCTGGGCGGAGGGCGTGCTGGCTGCCGGAGGTGCGCAGCAGGATGACGTGCTGATGTACGTGATGCTGTGGCGTATTGACGCCGGTGATTATGCCGGTGCGCTCGAAATCGGGCGCCATGCGCTGCGCCATGGCTGGGTGATGCCTCTGGGCAACCGTAACGTGCAGACCGTGCTGGCAGAAGAAATGGCAGACGCGGCGCAAAGCGCTCTGCTTGCCGCTGCCGGTTTTGATGCCGATCTGCTTCTGCAGACGCTGGACCTGACCACCGATCTGGATATGCCGGACCAGTCGCGGGCGCGCCTGCATAAATCCATCGGCGCTGTACTGAGCGAAAGCAACCCGGCGTCTGCCCTGAATCACCTTAACCATGCGCTGCAGCTTGATCCCCGCTGCGGTGTGAAAAAAGAAAAGCAGCAGCTGGAGCGCAGACTGCGCAATGACAGCCGCTAACGAACGTGCCCCGCGCACGGGCGGCACGGGATGGCGAAAGGCACTGCCACATCAAAATTCCGTCCACCGCCCACTTATTCAGGAGAAAGCCGCATGAAGTTTGTTGCGCCCGAACAGGCACCGGAACAGGCGGAGGTCATCAAAAATACGCCGTTCTGGCCTGATGTGGATCTGTCGGAATTTCGCAGTGTGATGCGCACTGACGGCACGGTGACGCAGCCGCGTTTAAAGCAGGTCGTGCTGACGGCAATTTCTGAGGTTAACGCTGAGCTGTTCGACTTCCGCAACCGTCAGCAGATGCTGGGCTGGCGGACACTTACTGAGGTTCCCGCAGAAATGCTGGACGGCAAAAGCGAGCGTATCCGGCACTACCACAACGCCGTTTTTTGCTGGGCGCGCGCCGTGCTCAATGAGCGTTATCAGGACTATGACGCCACGGCGTCAGGCGTGAAGCGAGGGGAGGATCTGTCGGAGGCCAGCGGCGATCTGTGGCGTGATGCCCGATGGGCTATCAGCCGGGTGCAGGATGCACCGCACTGTACGGTGGAGCTTATCTGATGAAAGTGCGTGCGCATCAGTATGACACGGTGGACGCGCTTTGCTGGCGTCATTACGGGCGTACGCAGGGTGTCACTGAGCAGGTTCTGCAGGCAAATCCGGGGCTGGCTGAGTACGGCCCATTTTTACCGCACGGGCTGCAGGTGGAGCTGCCGGACATTACGGCGTCAACCACGGCGCAGACCGTCCAGCTATGGGACTGAATTATGACGCTTGAACGAATCAGCGCCTTTATCACTTACTGCATCGCCGTGCTGCTGGCATGGCTGGGCGATCTGTCGCTCAAGGATGCGTCAACGGTTGGCGGCGTACTGATTGGTATGCTGATGCTGGCTATCAACTGGTACTACAAACACCAGTCTTTCAAATTGTTACGTGGCGGCAAAATTTCGCGGGGGGAATATGAATCCTTCAATCGTTAAGCGCTGCCTTGTCGGGGCTGTGCTGGCTATCGCCGCCACGCTGCCCGGTTTCCAGTCGCTCAAAACCTCCGTTGAAGGGCTGAAACTGATTGCTGATTACGAGGGATGTCGTCTGCAGCCGTATCAGTGCAGCGCAGGTGTCTGGACTGACGGGATCGGAAATACATCCGGGGTGGTGCCGGGGAAAGCTATCACGGAACGGCAGGCGGCGCAGGGGTTAATAAACAATGTGCTGTTGACTGAAAAAAGGCTGGATGCCTGCCTGACGGTTAAGCCCCCGCAGCATGTCTACGATGCGCTGGTGAGTATTGGTTTCAATGTGGGGACCGGCGCGATCTGCAGGTCAACCATGGTGTCATATATCAATCGCCAGCAGTGGTGGCAGGCATGCAACCAGCTACCGCGCTGGATTTACGTTAATGGTGTGAAAAATAAAGGTCTGGAGAACCGCCGCGCGCGGGAACTGGCCTGGTGTCTGAAAGGTACTGGAGCGTGACGCGCGCACTTGTGGTCGTGCTGGCGCTAGTTCTTGTGGCGCTGGGCTGGCAGTCGTGGCGGCTTAATAATGCCAGTCACACCATTGAGACGCAGGGCGAGGCGCTGAAAAGAAAAGCGCAGGAACTGACGAAGAAAAACAGTCAGTTGATCGGCCTGTCCATTCTGACCGAAACCAACAGCCGGGAGCAGACGCGGCTTTATGCGGCAGCGGAACAGACCACCGCACTGCTGCGAAGCCGCCAGCGCCGGATCGAGGAACTGAAACGTGAAAACGAGGATTTGCGTCGCTGGGCTGACGCTTCTTTGCCTGCTGACATTATCAGGCTGCGCGAACGTCCGGCCCTTGCCGGAGGTGCAGCTTACCGTGAATGGCTGTCCCAGAGTGACGCAGTGCCGCCTGGAAAGGTCAGCGCCGCGCAGTAACGGTGATTTGAATACGGCGCTGGATGAAACAGAGGCCGCCTGGGCGGTCTGTGCTGACAAAGTCGACACGATAGTTGCGTGTCAGGAGCGTAACAGTGAACAAACCGCAGTCCTTACGCAGCGCCCTTAATAAAGCGGTTGCCTATGTCCGCGACAACCCGGAAAAGTTGCACCTTTTCGTTGATAGCGGCTCACTGGTGGCAACCGGTGCCAGCTCTATGTCATGGGAATACCGCTACACCCTGAACGTGGTGATCGAGGATTTCAGCGGCGACCAGAATCTGCTGATGGCTCCCGTGTTGCTGTGGCTCAGCGAAAATCAGGCGGACGCCATCAACAACCCGGAGTTGCGCGAAAAACTGTTCACCTTTGAAGTGGATATTCTGCGCAATGATGTATGCGATATCAGTCTGAATCTGCAACTGACGGAGCGTGTACTGGTCAGCACTGACGGTAATGTGTCGAGCGTTGAAGCGGTGCCGGAGCCTGACGGATTCGAGGAAATGTGGACGGTGAAACGTGGGTGAGCTGCAGAGGGTGGATGACTGGCTGACGGCATTGCTGGCAAATCTGGAGCCTGCAGCACGCAGCCGTATGATGTGGCAACTGGCGCAACAGCTACGCCGGACGCAGCAGCAGAATATCAGGCTGCAGCGTAATCCTGACGGCAGCGGCTATGAGCCGCGCCGGGTGACAGCCCGTAGCAAGAAGGGACGCATCAAACTCCAGATGTTTGCAAAGCTTCGTACCACAAAATACCTGAAAATTGCAGCCAGTGCCGACTCTGCCAGCGTGCAGTTTGAAGGCAAGGTGCAGCGCATTGCCCGTGTTCACCACTACGGCCTGCGTGATCGCGTCAGCCGTAAAGGCCCGGAGGTTCGCTATTCAAAGCGCCGCCTGCTGGGCGTGAATGATGATGTGGAAACTGTCATTCAGGATACTTTGCTAAATTGGTTACAGAGATAAATAAGACAACATTTATAAAATTTGGTTTACTTTTTACTGATGAATGGATTTCTATCAATCCATGAGTCCCAGTTTATATAATTGTCATCAAATCCTATGAATTTCATCAGTACAAGTGGCACCAGTAGATTCAAATTTGATGAGTAATCTTGAATTTCAATTTTGCCATCTGAGTTTTTTTCATCAAGATAGGCAATGTATTTACCATTGTGGAATAGCGAGTGGCGGAGTTTGCAGTAGTGCATAATGTTTCTTTGAGCTAACGTATGTTCTGTTTTTTCAACATTAAAACCATATTCTTTTAAAACATGAGTGATTATTTGTGGTGTTTTGGAGGGGGAGTAGTCGTTTTTAATAAATCTGCAAAGTGCTTCTAGTGCTGAGAATAACAAATAATATCTTACGTCGATATATTTTATTGAATCTCGGAAAGCTAGCATTGATTTAAAAAATGATGTTCTAAAAGCATCTTGTTTTAGCATGGCTTTACTATTTAGTTTCTCCATGGCTAAGCAAATAAATTTTTCTCGGCTATTCGGTGAAAAATAATCCTCCATGATGATAATGCCCGCACCCTTATCTCTTTTTTTATCAAGCTTTTTGGGTAGCGATGGTTTGAAATTGAAAGGTGTTTCATCATTTTCAAGTTCTCCTGAAATAATTACATTTTTTTGTTCAATAAAACTAAGAACTGCTTGTAAATCAAAAATAAGCTGCTGTTGAGTCGTGTAGTTATTCGAATTTGGTTTGAAAAAACCAGTGAGGATGTATCTGTCATTAGCCCAGCCATTTTTTTTTAACTCACTCCATGAACTGAAAATTGGAGTTAACTCGCCACCGTCAAATGTGATTTTTTTAGTGAAATTAAATCCATAAATTGCGATTTGTGTCATCTTAAGTCCCTTAGAAATTGATTCTCTTTTGTGTGGTTCTCCATACATAAGCTCTGTATTACATCACTCTGTTCGGTTGTGCAAGGATCGCCCTCATGAATGCACAACTGACCGAAATCATGCGCCTTATCACCAATCTGATCCGTACCGGCACTGTGACCGAAGTGGACCGGGAAAAGTGGCTGTGCCGGGTGAAAGTGGGCGAGCTTGAAACCAACTGGATTAACTGGCTGACGCTGCGCGCCGGTGGTGCCCGCACATGGTGGTGCCCATCGCCGGACGAGCAGGTGGTGGTACTGAGCATGGGCGGCAATCTGGAAACCGCTTTTGTGCTGCCTGCCATCTACTCCAATCAGTTTCCACCACCGTCTGATTCCGTGGACAGCTGCGTGACGGAGTACCCGGACGGGGGATGGTTTGAGTATGAACCCGCCACCGGACGATGGCATGTCCGGGGCATCAAATCCATGGTGATCGAAGCGGCGGACAATATCACCCTCAAAACCGGTGAGTTTATGGTGGAGGCTGACACCACGCGCATTAACAGCGAGGTGGTGATCAATGGTGGCGTCACTCAGGGCGGTGGCGCGATGAGTTCCAACGGGATCGTAGTTGATGACCATGAGCATACTGGTGTTCTGAAAGGCGGCGCTAACACGGGAGGTCCGGTATGACGTTGTATATTGGTATGAGCAGGAATGACGGGCAGGCCATTTCAGATACAGACCATCTGCGCCAGTCAGTGCGGGATATTCTGCTGACGCCGCAGGGCAGCCGTCTTGCCCGCAGGGAATATGGCTCCATGCTGTCTGCCCTGATTGACCAGCCACAGAACCCGGCGCTGCGCCTGCAGATTATGTCTGCGGTCTATGTGGCGCTGAACCGTTGGGAGCCGCGGCTTACGCTGGATTCCATCACCATCAACGGCAATTTTGATGGCTCTATGGCGGTTGAGCTTACCGGGCACAGCAATCACGGCGCACCGGTTTCCCTTTCCGTATCAACAGGAGCAGACAATGGCAGTCATTGATCTTTCCAGGCTACCGCCGCCGCAGATTGTGGACGTGCCGGGCTTTGAGGCATTGCTGGCAGAACGCAAGGCCGCCTTTGTGGCCCTCCATCCGGTTGATGAACAGGAGGCCGTTATGCGTACGTTAGCGCTGGAGTCAGAACCTGTCACCAAACTGCTGCAGGAAAATACTTACCGTGAAATCCTGCTGCGTCAGCGAATTAATGAGGCTGCGCAGGCGGTCATGGTGGCCTATTCCATGGGAAATGACCTTGAGCAACTGGCAGGTAACTGCAACGTGAAGCGCCTGACGGTAGTCCCTGCAGATAATGACGCGGTGCCGCCGGTCGCCGCAGTGATGGAAAGTGATGAAGCATTACGCCAGCGCATTCCTGCAGCATTTGAGGGGCTGTCCGTTGCAGGGCCGACGGGAGCCTATGAGTTCCACGCCAGAAGCGCCGACGGGCGCGTGGCTGATGCCAGCGCAACCAGTCCTGCACCGGCAGAGGTGGTGCTTACCGTACTGAGCCGCGAAGGTGACGGTACGGCAGGGGCTGACCTGCTGGCGGTGGTTGAGCAGGCGCTTAACAGTGAAAAGGTGCGTCCGGTGGCAGACCGCCTGACGGTGCGCAGCGCTGAAATTATTCCGTACAGCGTGAATGCGACGATCTTCCTTTATCCGGGGCCGGAGGCTGAGCCGGTGATGGCAGAAGCAAAAGCCAGTCTGCAGAAATATATCGCCAGTCAGACGCGGCTGGGACGTGATATCCGCCGTAGTGCCATTTATGCCGCGTTGCACGTGGAGGGCGTCCAGCGTGTGGAGCTGGCGTCCCCGCTGGAGGATATGGTGCTGGATAAGACGCAGGCGGCATCCTGTACCGAATGGAGCGTTATCAACGGGGGCACGGATGAATAGTCTGCTGCCGCCGGGTTCGTCGCCGCTTGAACGTCGACTGGCGCAGACCTGCAGCGGGATTTCCGATCTGCAGGTATCGCTGCGTGATTTGTGGAACCCGGCAACCTGTCCGATCAGATTCCTGCCCTATCTGGCCTGGGCGTTTTCTGTTGACCGCTGGGATGAAAGCTGGACAGAAAGCGTCAAGCGCCGTGTTGTGCAGGACGCTTTTTATATCCATCAGCACAAGGGGACAACCAGCGCCGTGCGGCGCGTGGTGGAGCCGTTCGGTTTCCTGATCCGCATCATTGAGTGGTGGCAGACTGGCGAAACACCGGGGACGTTCCGTCTGGATATTGGCGTGCAGGACCAGGGCATAACAGAAGAAACCTATCTGGAACTGGAGCGTCTGATCGGTGATGCCAAACCGTGCAGCCGTCATCTGGTTGGCATGTCCATCAACCTGCAGACAGGCGGCCCGTATTTTGTGGGTGCAGCCACTTATACCGGCGAAGAAATCACGATCTACCCGTATATCAACGAAACCATTATTTCCGGCGGCACCGCTTATGAGGGCGGCGCGGTCCATGTTATTGACACGATGAGAGTGAACCCATGAGCGCAAAATTTTATACCCTGCTGACGGATATCGGCGCGGCGAAACTGGCAAGCGCCGCCGCGCTCGGTGTCCCATTGAAAATTACCCATATGGCGGTGGGCAGCGGTGGCGGTGTGCTGCCCACACCCAACGCGCAACAGACCGCGTTAGTGGCTGAGGAACGCCGCGCAGCGCTGAATATGCTGTATATCGACCCTCAGAACAGCAGCCAGATTATTGCTGAGCAGGTGATCCCGGAAAATGAGGGCGGGTGGTGGATTCGTGAGGTTGGATTGTTCGATGAAACCGGCGCGCTGATTGCTGTGGGAAATTGCCCTGAAAGCTATAAGCCGCAGCTTGTTGAGGGCAGCGGACGCACACAGACCGTGCGCATGGTGCTGATTACCAGTAGCACCGATAACATCACGCTGAAAATCGATCCATCTGTCGTGCTGGCAACGCGTGGCTATGTCGATAACCTCATTGAAACCCGGCAGCAGAAAAGCGATACCCTGACCGCGCTGGCGGAGCTGAAACCGGCTAAAGGAAAGTTTCCTTATTTCACTGCTGAAAAAACAGCAGCTTTGGCAGACCTGAGTGATTTTGTTCGCCCTATGTTGAGTAAAGTAGATGTAGTCGGCGTTCTTCAATATCTTGGTTTGAGAAATGCAATCAATGGTACGAGTAAACTGATCCGTATTCCTGGATTTATTGATGGTGTTGCTGGGGAATATGTTATTCAAATGCAACAGATACAAAGTAACTCGTCCAGTGGTGTGATAGTTTTTCCAGAGGCGTTTAATCACGAGTGCCTCATTGTCTTAGCTATAGATTATGCCTCGTCAGTTACAGATAATTCACGAGTGCGTTTGGGCATTCCAACAAAATTTCAGTGTGAATGGATTGGCCAGACTATGGCAATCAATCCATCACCAGTTTCTCCATCTTCATGGGCTTGGTTAGCAATAGGATATTAAATGAAATATTTCACTGCCGTTCCATTAGGTTTATATAATAGTGAGAGTAATGATGTTCCAGAAAACGCAATTCCTATTGCTGATGAATTATACCAAGAACTAATTGAAGGTCAGGGCAAGGGGCGTTTTATTCAGGCGGATAATAATGGAAAGCCAATTCTTGTTGATGGGGTTTCAGTAACTGATGAACAACAACTTAATCAGATTGCAAATCAGAAGCAATTTCTTCTGAATAAGGCCAATGCGGAGATTGCATGGAGACAAGATGCTTTTGATATGGATATTGCAACGGAGGAAGAAGTTTCAGTATTAAAATTATGGAAAGAATATAGGATTACATTGATGAGGATGGAAATCTCTACCGTTACAGACATCAGTTGGCCAAATCAACCGTAAATAATTGTATGTAATTATCGCACCAGTTTGCATCAACTGGTGCGATGTGGCATGTTTTGCTTAGCTCATAATGCTTTATCCAGTATTGGGATTTTCTTTAAAATAAAAGTTACTACAAGGCTGGTAAGAAAAATCAACACTGCAATAAATATGGTGCTAAAGAATGATAAATTCATATCTTGATTTTTAAATGAAAATTTTATGAATGCTTCAAGGATGAATATGTGAATGCAATATATCCCTAATGTATACTTAGGAATAAAAGATATAATTATATTTGAATCTTTAATCGTTTTGGATATGTTCAGTAAAAAAAAGAATAATGAAGCGGATGCAATTATCACCAAGGGTGAAAGGTTGGAGTAAAATAACGCATTTGGTTTTTGATTGTACTCACTCCAGTATGATGTTATCCATGCGGTTATTAAACTAGATGAAATGAATATTAATAGGGAAATAGTTGTGATTAATTTGTTGCCATAAGGAATGGATGCTCGCGCAATTACTTTGCCAAGAAGAAGGTAACCTGTCAGGTTTATGAAGGTCGATAATTGATAGTTATTTATGAATAAATCGACATTTAAATTAAGAACTTTATCTAAAATAGAGAATATTGACAAGAAAAACCATATTGCTATATATGCCAAGGAATATTTTAGATGAGAGTTACAATAAAATGCACTCAGTACCGGGAGTGTTAAGTAGAAACCAATGCAGGCATATAAATACCATAGGTGATATTTTATTGGTGCTTTAGCGATTGTTAGACACCAGTCAATAATATTATTAAATTGTAGGTCGTCTGCGAATGTATAAAAAATAGACCAAAATAATAAACAATATACTATTTTGATAATGCGACGAATAGGTTTAACTGATTTCTGTTGTATAAGAAGGGTACCCGTAATCATTATGAAAAGAGGTACGCATACTCTAGTAAAAGAGTCAATAATATTAGCGGTTTGCCAGTTTTCACCATTTTCGTAAAAACCATAACCGGCAATGTGTAGAATAACAACCAAAATGCAAGCTGTTGAACGAGTAAAATTAATGCCTTTTGACAAGTCTTTTTCTATGCATTCCATCAGATCACCGAGCTTGCTTTATTAAGTTACTTAGGACTCAAATATTGATTTTGCAATATTATCCGAATTTTCTCTAACATTCCATCTTTGAATTTGTTGATGATATATCACAGTTCTATTTTTGTTGGGGGTTTCTTAAGTTGGTTTAAGTCAGATGCTTGAGTAAGCAATAAACTTAAATCAAATCCAGCAAGTTCTTTTTTTTCTCGTTTACATTGTGTCATAACCAGTACAATGCATCGTACGTGCTAAGCATACATCTAAGACTGAACATAAGGCATCCCTGTCAACCGGAGATAATGCCTTATGGCTCAGGATTACCACCACGGGGTGCGCGTTGTTGAAGTCAACGACGGCACCCGCTCCCTCACCACGGTAAGCACTGCTATCGTGGGTATGGTCTGTACCGGCGATGATGCTGATGCGTCCGTGTTCCCTCTCAATAAGCCAGTTCTGCTGACGGATGTGCTGGAGGCCAGCGGTAAAGCAGGCGAGTCCGGCACGCTGGCCCGTTCGCTGGATGCGATTGCCGACCAGTCAAAACCCGTGACGGTTGTTGTGCGTGTGGCGCAGGGCGAAACCGAAGCGGAAACCACCTCCAATATTATCGGTGGTGTCACGTCCGACGGTAAAAAAACGGGTATGAAAGCGCTGCTTTCTGCGCAGTCGCAGCTGAAAGTTAAGCCGCGCATTCTCGGTGTGCCGGGGCATGACACACAGGCGGTAGCCACTGAGCTGATGAGTGTGGCGCAGAGTCTGCGCGGTTTTGCTTATCTGTCCGCCTATGGCTGCAAGACGGTGGAAGAAGCCATTGCTTACCGGGACAATTTCAGCCAGCGCGAGGGGATGCTGATCTGGCCTGATTTCATCAACTTTGACACCGTTCTGAAAGCCGATGCAACGGCTTTTGCTACCGCCCGTGCGCTCGGTCTGCGCGCCAAAATAGACGAACAGACCGGATGGCACAAAACCCTGTCCAACGTGGGTGTGAATGGCGTCACCGGTCTTTCCGCTGATGTATTCTGGGATCTGCAGGACCCGGCAACGGACGCGGGGCTGCTGAACCAGAACGACGTCACCACGTTGATCTGCAAAGACGGCTTCCGCTTCTGGGGTTCCCGCTGCCTCAGTGACGATCCCTTGTTTGCGTTTGAGAACTACACCCGCACGGCGCAGGTACTGGCTGACACGATTGCAGAGGGGCATATGTGGGCGGTGGATAAGCCACTGAATCCGTCACTGGCCCGCGACATTATCGAAGGTATCCGCGCCAAATTACGCAGCCTGGTGAATCAGGGATACCTCATCGGGGCGGACTGCTGGCTGGATGAGTCAGTGAACGATAAAGACTCCCTGAAAGACGGGAAACTCACCATCGACTACGACTACACGCCTGTGCCGCCGCTTGAAAATCTGATGCTGCGCCAGCGCATCACCGATCGCTACCTGGTCGATTTTGCCAGCCGTGTCAGTGCATAAGGGGGATACATGGCATTACCACGCAAGTTAAAACACCTGAACCTGTTCAACGACGGGAACAACTGGCAGGGGATCGTTGAGTCCCTGACTCTGCCGAAATTCACCCGCAAGTTTGAGAAGTATCGCGGCGGCGGTATGCCGGGCGCGGTGGATGTGGATATGGGGCTGGATGACGGCGCACTGGACACGGAATTTTCAATCGGCGGCACCGAACTGTTGTTATTCAAGCAGATGGGCAAGGCAACCGTTGACGGCATCCAGCTGCGTTTCACCGGCTCTATTCAGCGTGACGATACCGGCGAAGTGCAGGCCATTGAGCTGGTTGTGCGCGGGCGTCATAAAGAAGTGGATTCCGGCGAGTGGAAAACCGGCGAGAGCAGCACCACCAAAGTCAGCAGCACCAACAGCTACGCGAAGCTGACCATTAACGGCGAAGTGCTCTATGAGGTTGATCTGGTCAACATGATTGAAATCGTTGACGGCGTGGACCTGATGGAAGCACACCGTAACGCCCTTGGCCTCTGATTTAACTTAACGGCGCGGTGATCCGCGGCAGTATCTGATTAACAGGAAACGAACATGAGCGACAAGCTGACTGAAAAAACCGTACAACTGGATACGCCAGTCATGCGCGGTAAAACCCAAATCACCGAAATTGTGCTGCGTAAGCCGCAGTCCGGTGCGCTGCGCGGCACCCGCCTGCAGGCCATTATGGATATGGACGTGGGGGCCATGATGACAGTGATCCCGCGTATTTCCACCCCAACGCTGACCGCACAGGAAATGGCTGAACTGGACCCCGCCGATCTCACCGCGCTGTCGGTCGAGGTGGTGACTTTTTTGTTGAAGAAGTCGGTGCTTGCCGGTTTACCGACAGCCTGACGATTGATGACCTGGTGGCGGATATCGCCACCATCTTTCACTGGTCGCCGTCCATCACTGACGTTATGCCGCTGACTGAGGTGCTGGAGTGGCGGCACAAAGCGATTCAGAGAAGCGGGGCCAGCGATGAGTGACAATAACCTGCGTCTGCAGGTGATTCTGAATGCGGTTGACAAGCTCACCCGCCCATTTCGATCCGCGCAGGCCAGCTCAAAAGAGCTGGCTGCCGCTATTCAGCAAAGCCGCGCCCGGCTGAAAGAGTTAGATTCTCAGGCGGGCAGAATTGATGGCTTCCGTAAGGCCAGCGCGCAGCTGGCAGTCACAGGTAACAGCCTTAAAGCCGCCCGCGAAGAAGCGGCAAAACTCGCCACGCAGTTTACTGCGACCAACCGCCCGACGGCAGCACAGGCCAGACTGCTTGAGCAGGCTAAAAATCGCGTCACCGATTTACAGGGAAAATATAACGGGCTGCGTCAGTCAGTGCAGCGTCAGCGCCTTGCGCTGAATGAGGCAGGGCTTGATACAAAGAAACTGAGCAGCGCACAGCGTGAGCTACGGCAGAACGCCGATGAAACCCGACTGGCACTGGAGCGACAGCAAAAATCCCTGAAACGCCTGGGTGAACAGCAGGCGAGAATGAATGCGGTTCGTGATCAGTATTCGCGCCGTCTTGAGGTTCGGGATCGCATAGCCGGAGCCGGAGCCACCACTACGGCTGCCGGGCTGGCAATGGGTGCGCCGGTTATGGCTGCAGTGAAAAGCTACGCCAGCATGGAAGATGCCATGAAAGGTGTGGCAAAGCAGGTAAACGGGCTGCGGGACGATAACGGCAACCGTACAAAACAGTTTTATGACATGCAGGATGCCATCAAGGCCGCCAGTGAACAACTGCCGATGGAGAATGGCGCTATAGATTATGCCGCGCTGGTTGAAGGGGGCGCGCGTATGGGCGTGACCAACCAGGACGATCCCTTTGAGGACCAGAAACGTGACCTGCTGGCCTTTGCATCCACGGCGGCAAAAGCTGCAACGGCCTTTGAGTTGCCCGCCGATGAGCTGGCGGAAGGATTGGGGAAAATCGCGCAGCTCTATAAAGTGCCGACGCGCAATATTGAACAACTGGGCGATGCGCTGAACTACCTGGACGATAACGCCATGTCAAAGGGTGGGGACATTATCAACGTCCTGCAGCGTATGGGGGGCGTGGCTGACCGCCTTGACTTCCGAAAGGCTGCTGCGTTGGGTTCAACATTCCTTTCTCTTGGGGCTGCCCCGGAAATTGCCGCCAGCGCCTCTAATGCCATGGTGCGTGAGCTGTCCATTGCCACCATGCAAAGCAAGCGCTTCTTTGAAGGTATGAACCTGCTGAAACTCAATCCTGCGGAGATTGAAAAGCAGATGACCACCGATGCCATGGGCACCATTCAGCGGGTTCTGGAGAAGGTCAACAATCTGCCGCAGGACAAGCGCCTGTCAGCCATGATAATGATTTTTGGTAAAGAGTTTGGCGATGATGCGGCAAAGCTGGCTAACAACCTGCCGGAGCTGCAGCGTCAGCTGAAACTCACATCAGGCAGTGGTGCTAATGGCTCCATGCAGAAAGAATCCGACATTAACAAGGATTCATTGTCTGCGCAGTGGTTGCTGGTTAAGACGGGCGCGCAGAACGCTTTCAGCAGCCTGGGGGAAACGTTGCGTCAGCCGCTGATGGATATTATGGGCATGGTTAAGGATGTGACTGGGGCGCTGCGTCGCTGGGTGGAGCAGAATCCCGTGCTGGCTGGCACGCTGATGAAATTGGCGGCGGCTACGGCGGTGATCACTGTCGGGCTGGGTACACTTGCCGTGGCGGTGGCTGCTGTGCTGGGGCCGGTTGCGGTGATCCGGTTTGGCCTGTCTGTGCTGGGTGTAAAAACATTACCTTCCGTTGCTGCAGCAGTAACACGTACTGGCAGTGCCCTGTCATGGCTGGCAGGTGCGCCACTTTCTCTGTTCCGTAGGGGGATGGCGTCATCCGGTGGCAGTGTCGGGTTGCTGAGTGCCCCGTTTAATTCTCTGCGTCGCTCAGCCGGAATAGCGGGTAATGCACTGAAAACGGTGGCAGGTGCGCCGCTTGCCATGTTCCGTGCCGGTATGTCAGGCATCCGTGGTGTTATCGGTATGGTGATGAACCCGCTGGCGGTGTTGCGGGGTGGGCTGACAGCTGCCGGTGGCGTATTGCGTTTTCTTGTTTCTGGTCCGCTGGCATTACTTCGCGGCGCGCTGTTTGGCATTTCTGGCCTGCTGGGCGCGCTGCTCAGTCCGATAGGGCTGGTTGTGGCTGCGCTGGCTGGTGTGGCGCTGGTTGTGTGGAAATACTGGCAGCCCATCGGTGCATTTCTGGGGGGCGTGGTGGAAGGGTTCAAAGCCGCTGCAGCACCCATCAGCGCCGCCTTTGAGCTGCTCAGACCCGTGTTTCAGTGGATTGGTGACAGGGTGCAGGCATTGTGGGGCTGGTTCAGTGATTTACTCACGCCGGTTAAATCCACTTCCGAAGAACTGAACAGCGCAGCTGCAATGGGGCGCCGGTTTGGTGAGGCGCTGGCTGAAGGTCTGAATATGGTGATGCACCCGCTGGAATCACTTAAATCCGGTGTGTCGTGGCTGCTGGAAAAGCTCGGTATTGTCAGTAAGGAGGCGGCAAAGGCGAAACTGCCCGCGCAGGTTACGCAGCAGCAGCCCGCCACGGTGAACAGTGACGGCAAAGTGTTGCTGCCGCCCGGCGGGTTCCCGGCTTACGCGGGGATGTATGACACGGGCGGGATCATTCCAAGCGGGCAGTTTGGCATTGTTGGAGAAAATGGCCCTGAAATTGTGAACGGACCAGCAAATGTCACCAGCAGGCGGCGTACTGCTGCGCTTGCCTCTGTCGTTGCTGGCGTGATGGGGGTAGCTGCGACACCTGCAGAAGCGGCTCCGCTTCATCCCTTCAGTCTGCCTGCGAGTGCATACCAGACACAGCCTGTTAAGGCAGACAGCCCGCCGTCGGTTATTCGTTATGAGATAAATGCGCCCATTCATATCGTCGCGCAGCCGAGGCAGAGTGCGCAGGATATTGCCCGTGAAGTGGCACGCCAGCTTGACGAGCGGGAACGCAGGGCGAGGGCAAAAGCGCGCAGCAATTTCAGCGATCAGGGGGGATATGAATCATGATGATGGTGCTGGGTTTATATGTATTTATGTTGCGCACTGTCCCTTATCAGGAACTGCAGTATCAGCGCAGCTGGCGACATGCAGCCAACAGCCGGGTGAACCGCCGCCCGTCAACGCAGTTTCTTGGCCCGGATAATGATTCACTGACACTGTCCGGGGTCCTGCTGCCGGAAGTGACCGGAGGCAGGCTGTCATTGCTGGCGCTGGAGTTGATGGCAGAGCAGGGCAAAGCCTGGCCTTTGATTGAAGGTAGCGGAACCATTTACGGCATGTTTGTTATTGAAAGTCTGAGCCAGACAAAGACGGAGTTTTTTACCAGCGGCATGCCCAGGCGCATTGAGTTTACGATCACCCTCAAACGGGTTGATGAGTCGCTGTCTGACATGTTCGGGAGTCTGAGTGACCAGCTCAGTAACCTGCAGGACTCTGCAGCGTCTGCGATTGGGGGGATTAAAAACACGGCTGGAGGATTGCTTCAGTGAACGTTAATTCTGATCTCCTGAATCTGAACAGCAAAAGCCCCGCATTCAGTATCGTCATTGAAGGTAAGGACGTGACGACCGTGCTGGATACCCGCCTTATGAGTCTGACGCTGACGGATAACCGGGGGTTTGAAGCGGACCAGCTTGATCTGGAGCTGGACGACGCCGACGGGCTGATCGCCCTGCCGCGACGTGGGGCAGTGATTCAGCTGGCGCTGGGCTGGAAAGGCCAGCCGCTTTTTCCTAAAGGGGCTTTTACCGTGGATGAAATCGAACACTGCGGTGCCCCTGACCGGCTGACCATCCGGGCGCGAAGCGCAGATTTCCGTGAAACCCTCAATACACGGCGCGAAAAATCATGGCATCAGACAACGGTAGGGGAGGTGGTAAAGGAAATAGCCGCCCGGCATAACCTCAAAATGGCGCTGGGTAAAGACCTGACGGATAAGGCGCTGGATCATCTGGACCAGACCAATGAAAGCGATGCAAGTTTTCTGATGAAACTGGCGAGACAGTATGGGGCGATTGCTTCCGTTAAGGACGGGAATCTGCTGTTTATCCGGCAGGGACAGGGAAGAACGGCGAGCGGCAAGCCGCTGCCGGTTATCACCATCACGCGCAAAGCCGGTGACGGTCATCGGTTCACCCTTGCTGATCGTGGTGCCTATACCGGTGTTATTGCCAGCTGGTTGCATACGCGTGAACCCAGGAAAAAAGAGACAACCAGTGTTAAGCGTCGTCGAAAGAAAACCACCACACCCAAAGAGCCGGAAGCAAAACAGGGCGATTATCTGGTGGGAACGGATGAAAACGTGCTGGTTCTTAATCGTACCTACGCCAACCGGAGCAATGCAGAGCGCGCAGCAAAAATGCAGTGGGAACGTCTGCAGCGTGGGGTTGCTTCATTTTCCCTGCAGCTCGCTGAGGGGCGGGCTGATCTCTATACGGAAATGCCGGTGAAGGTTACAGGGTTTAAGCAGCCGATCGATGATGCAGAATGGACCATTACCACCCTGACGCATTCTGTCAGCCCGGATAATGGATTTACGACCAGCATGGAGCTTGAAGTAAAGATTGATGATCTTGAAATTGAATAA